TTATCACCAATATTAAACACCCCTTGAGTTACTTTTATAGTGCTTAGAGATAAATCAACATCACCAGCAACAAAGTCCTGAGGATCAAAAACTATTCTTCTATTAAAATCATTATATTTGACTTCTACAGTTTTTATGTCTGTTGGTTTTACTGAAACAAATACAGTATCTTTATTTGATAAAAGATGTGTGGAGGATGTTGATACAGTAACAACATTTTGTGTTACGGTTCCAGTAATAACATTATTAAGTCTAGTAGTGAAACTATGAGTATTACCAACACCAAGATTTACAAAGTATAGACTTGATGGAACAGCAGTGCTATCTACACCTACGTAATTTCCATCAGAATCACTACCTAAACCAACTTTACCTGTTGCTATGCCTATGGTGTCTAGAGATAAAGGAACAACAAAAAGATTAGAAAAAGTGTCTAGATTGACATAAGGATTACCAGCAACTCCTGTCCACACTAAGATAGGTGTTCCACCATTTGCTTTATAAACAACCTCATCATTCAATTGGAAATCATGTGCCTCAAAGTATAAATTTTGTGTTGGAACAAATGCTTGTGTATTTCCTGATGATACTACATCTGTAAAAGTAATTGTAGTTCCTATACCAACTCCCCTTGCAGTCCCTGTTCCAACCACATTAGCTGGATCAAAATAAAATTCTGAATTAATATTAAATGATGTAATTGTTTGTATTCCAGTACGAGTTCTAAACATGAACCTTCTAGGATCCTCATACAAGATGGAAGTATTAGTGTGAACACCTGCTGTAGTTCCATCAACTGCTCTTAATATACGAAGTTGTCCATTTTCTGGTAAAATATCTAAAACTTTTACTCTTTCTTGATCAATTGCTAAAATATCATTTTCTCTCAAAGATTCTGAACCTAAAGGACCAATAACATCAATAAATTCTACACCAGTTTGAGCAACCATATCACTGGATAATGTATATGCTTCACTAGAAACACCAACACCAAATGCAGCATTATCAGGAAATCCACTAACATTAGTTGA